CCAGCCCCGATGCCATCACGTCTCGTCGTCCCAGTCCTCCTCTTCGTCCAACTCCGGGTACTGGGGCGGGCTGGCGCCGACCCGCTTGGTCACCCGCGGGTACGTGCCCTCGGGCGCCTCGTCGCGGATGGCTGCCACGTTGATCTGGTGCCACCAGTCGTCACCGAAGTCGAACCAGTAGCCGAAGGCGTCGTCCACCTTGAGGTCGAGGGACCCGACGGAGGTGCGCCTCACGTCGCCGGCGGGCTTGGGGATGCCGGGGATGGGGTTATCGAATTTACCGCGGAGCACGTACTGCCGGGCCTTCGGGTCCATCGGCCCCCTTGCCGCCGACCTGGAACTCGTACAGGTGCTCGTCTTCGCGGTCAAAGGCGTCGAAGATGGCGTAATGCAGGTCTTCGAGCATCTGGTCGCCGCGAATCTCGATGGTCCGCGAGACCACCGGGTTCTCATCGGCGAACTCTTCGGCCACGGGCCCGCCGATGAGCGCGATCTCCAGGGTGAAGAGCCGGTCGTCTTTCAACACCCACCCTCTCGTCCGCCGCTTGCGTTTGGCCATGGTCCACCCCTTTCAAGATGCGGCGACGGCAGCCACCGGGGACTGAAGATCACGTCCGAGTGTTGCAGTTCCTCCAAGGCTCGCTCAATGAGGGCCGCATCCTGGAACTCCGGGTAGGCCTGCGGCTGGCTCTGGGCAAAGGTGTGCAGCCGCCAAGCGTCGAAGCCGTCGTGCCGCTCTTCAGGGCCAAAGCCGAAATCGACGTCGGCATCGACCGTTTCCAACTCACACCCCGTTCCGTGGAACCGGAACGCGGACTCCTGAGCATCGTCGAGGTGGCCTTCTTCCGGCAACCGGCCAGTCAAGGGTGCAGCCAGCAGGTCTTCTTCGCCGAAGAAAGCCTTGGCCGCTTGGACGAATCGGCCCACCCGCCGCTGGTAATCCCTGATCATCACCAGCATGCGGTCCCTGACGGCCGGTGGCACAAGCATGTTCTCGTCGGTCATTTCAACGCCTCGTGAACCTTGGGCCTCTCTCGTTATGTCGTCCAGCCCGGTTCAGCCAAAGCGCCATGGTCATCACTCCCGCATTCTCAGGGCCTACGGCTGATTCTCCTTCGAGAACTGCCACAAGGCTCGGTCCAGCACCCGGCGTCCCTGCCTCCAGGCCACGCGTCTCCGTCTCGCTCTCGGTCTGTTCGAATTCACTGGGCCCGAGACCCGGTGGAAATTCCTGGTTTTGGTCGGGAAGCCACTCGCGGCTCTGCGGTGGGCCTTCTTGTGAAACGGCATCAGCAGGGGGGGTGTACGCTTGGCCGAACCGGAAAACGAAAACGCCGCAATAGAGCGACTACACTCCTCACGAATCTTCGAGCAAGGTTAACAATAGTCCCGAGCATCTTGGTCTTCCCCCTGACCGAGCCTGCTCATTCTCTGTCACCGACCCTGAGCATGTCCCGCCCCTTATCGGAGATTTCCCAGACGCCGCGGGGCGAGTCGGCTTTCAGCAGCCCTTCTTCGACCATCGAGTTCCGGGCCCACTGGGCCGCGTTCCGCCAGCGGGGCGCACCGCCGTGACTGGGAAGCGGTTCGTAATCCACCTCTTTGAAGACCGGTTTCATTGCCTCTCCCACGCGGTCCAGGACCTCGGCCACCTGGCCCGACCCATCCAACTCGTTAAGCACCTGGAGGATCGGGCGGTAGTACTCCGACTGGGGCGTGCGAACCCCGGGGTCCAGACGGCCCATGTAGCGGCGTTCCTGCCGGCCTTGCTCGTCATCCTCCGGCCCGGCCGCGGCCGCAAGGTCCGCCCATTCCTCGCACAGACTCTCCAACCGATCCCTGAAATCGACCAGCGCAGCAGCACGTTCCGACGCCTCTTGTGCTTTCTCGTAATCCTCGTCGTCAAACGCCTTGCGGCCGGTTTCTCTGGCGGATTCAATCTCGGCCTCAACCTTATCCCGCAATGCCTCAAGATCCGACGACACGTCAGGCTCCGGCACCAGAGGTCTCGCGACCTCGGCTGCAACCCCCGGTGTCAACCTCGCGAGCATATCCTGCAAAGCTGCCACCCTGTCGGGGTTGATCTCGTACACCACGGACTTGCCTTCCCGGACACTGTTGACCAGGCCGACGCGTCGGAGGAGACCCAGGTGGTGGCTTACGGTCGGCTGCTTCTGATCCAAAGCCTTGCATAAAGCCGTGACGTTCTTCGAACCCGCGGAAAGAAGAGCCAGGATGCGCAGGCGAGTGGGGTCGGACAGTTGGCCGAACTCCTGCGATAACAGGTCGAAGTCCACGTCGTTCATGGCATTCATGTCTGAGCGACCTCCTCCTGGTTCTCACCCTCCGGCGCTTCCCCTGCAGCGAGCATCTTCTCGCCCGCTTCCTTTGTCAGGCGGCAGTAGAAATACAGAACACACCCTGCGATTGCGAATGCAGCGACGCCTGCCAGTCCAATCAGGATTTGTCGGAAACACTCGTCCAGGCCTTCGGCCAACGCGAGAACGATGGGCCCGCCCAGGCCGAACACTGTTACCGCGAAGGCTGCAAAGGTGGCAACGGTCTTGAATAACTCTGACCTGGTCTTTTCGCGGATCTTGTGCCGCTCTACTCCCGTTGTCGTCTCACCCCGGGCCAGCTTCATATCCGAGTCATTGGCCATACCGAGTCCTCCTACTCGCCGGGTTCTTCCGGCTCCTCCTGATCTCGTGCAACATCAATCTGGGCGTCGCACAGCCTGAGCATCTTCCGGCCGAAGTGGACAGGGCCGAGTGCGGCGAGAAGGAAACAGGCCGTGCCCACCCACGGGATCGCCGTGCGTAAAGCCGTCATGCCAGATCCCAGGTTCACGGCTTCCTGGGATTGCTCGACGACGAGACTGAAGCAAACGAGTTGTGAAACCGGGTCGGCCGAGGTGGCGCCGCTCGTGGCACCCGACGCAATGTAGCCCAACGGGGTGACGAGTGCGATTCCGAAAACGAAAGCCAGCCAGAAGTACTTCACGATCTCCGGCGGGGTGCAGCACGGAATGACACCCCACAAGCACCTCTTTCTGACATCTTCGACCGGGTCGTCCTGGCCGCCGGGCCACCCGGCCATCATGATCTCCTTAAGACCGAAGCGATGCTCAAGCAGCGAAACCTGCAACGTCAAGTATCGGTAGTTGTAGCCCAGCGTGAGTGCGTAGAACGCCCCCACAAGAAACACGAGAAACACGCCGTAGGTCCCCACGATGAGCGCACCGGCGCGGTAAGGCGAGTCAACCTGGAATAACCATACGAATCCGCCCAACGTTGAAACCAGGATCAGGACGAAACGCACGATGTCCTGTTCACGGTGGCGCAGGGCATTCAGGTAGGCCTTGTGCATATTGAGCAACGCCTCGTCACCGCATTTCCGTTCGTCGCTCATCGCAAGGTCCCTCCCTGCAATACGTCAGGCCCTTCGGATCTGCGTGCCGGCGGATTCGAGGCGGTTCTGGCGGAGGAGGCCGGTGATGGCGGATTTGAAGGCGGCTTTGATGCGTTTGCCGGTGCGGGCGAAGCCGAGGTGGCGGGCGGCGTCGCGGATGGCGTCGTCGCGCTCGATCCAGTCGGTGCCCACGACCTCCAGGAGGGCGCCTTTCAACTGGTCGCGGTCGAAATCCTTGATGGAGACGGAGCCCGACTTCGCCTTGCCGGCCGGGGCCTTCTTCGCCGACTGCTGCCGGGTGCCCGCCTTGCTGTCTTCCAGGTCCAGGCGGCCGGTGACGGTTCGGGTGTCGGATCGCAGGGCGAAGTTACCCTTGCCCGAATCCGGCTTCTTTGCCGCCTTGGCAGGAGGGGACGGGGCGGATACGGTCCTGGATGCTTCTTCTGACTCGGTGTCCATGGGTTCGGTGATGAAGGCGTCGGGCCAGCCGCCGTGCTCTTCGATCACCTCGTCGATCTCGCCCATGATGCGGATCGTTTCGCTGATGGCGACGATGATCTTCTGGTAATGCTCGATGTCCTCGTCCGAGAGAGCCCGTCCGCGCCGGTCCTTGAGCCACTTGTGGCAAACCTGATAGCCACCAACGTAGAAGTTCCAAACCCCCTCAGGCACCCCAACGAAGCCACACGTCTGTTTCTTGTCAAGCCAAACAGTCTGGTCGGCGTAAGCGACCTTCTCGACCTTTGGATCTCGAGTTCCGTCGTAGTTCGCCAGCGGCTCAGTGAGACGCGGCGACTGGAGGAGGTGAAGTGCAGCAAGGTCGCTTCCGAAATCGGCAAGAGCTCGGAATAGGCACATGCTGGAAGCCAGCGGCAATCGCGGAAAGTCCGTCTTCAGGAACTCCGCGTAGCGGCTGCGGTAACTGGGGCTGTGTAGAACGGCATAGGCGTAGTGGAATATGTCTTCCGCCTCAAGCTCCGCTGCAGGAGAATGGTGGTTGACATCCCCTAACGATAAGCTCCTCCGCACGGCTGCAAGGAAGTCGCGGCTGAAGTTCTGGCGTGGCCCTTCAGACCCAGACAAGTCGCTGCCCTCGTACAGGTAAAGAGGGAATACTCGGTCTGAGACATGATGCCCAATCACAAGATTTATGTCGCATATCCATTGTGTGCAAAACACGTGACGGAATGCGTTATCCACGGTTTGTCTCAAGGTTGCCAGTGCAAGATTGGGTCTCAGGAGGTGGCGAAACACTGCTTTGCGCGATCGACCAAGAATCTGATCGTCGTAGTAGATGAAGCGGATGTCAAATGGCCGATACAGATAAGGCCTTATCCGGTCCTCAGAGAACTGGACGCCATTTAGGCAATCAGGTTTCCACCCGGCAGACGGTTCAAGTGGATACTTGGCTGCTACGTTGTCCTTCGGGCCATGGGCGAGGACTTCCTGCATCCTGGAGGAAAGTGCCTCCAGGTCGAAATCAATGAACAGAGCATCGCGCTTGGTCTGGACGGCTGACGTTGCTACCGGCATCGCCTCATTAATTGGAAAGAAGATCTCCCACTCGGCATCGCAGGTCGTGTTTCTCGGAATGAAGAAGAAGTAGCGGGGCTGCGGAGAGAGCGTATTCCATGTCATTCTTGCGCAACTGCTCGTGCTAAGCCGCCTGTACTTGGACTCGCGGCTTCCCAAGAGATCGGCATGCGATATCAGGCGACGACTGCTCTCAGGCCTTTTGGCCAGAAGCCCGATGGCAACCCCCTGTCGAATATCAAAGACATTGACGTCAGCGGTTCCATCTGGCGGTGCTTGGCTCTTGATCACGCTGCCGTGGAGGTCCAAGATGCGAATAAGCGGAAACACTTCCATCAGAGACTCGCGCATGCGGCGGTGTGTAATTCCGTCGATGTATGTGCTATTGGTAATCATGCCAAGAACGCCCACTTGCGTGGATTCTATCTGGCTTTGGGCATACCGGACGAATTTGATGAAGTCGTCGTCGAGATTGAGCATCTTCTCGCCGAGGCCGTGTTTGTAATCCTGAAGGAGGTCGAGTATGAACGGGTTCTTGTTCATCTGCCCGAAGTTCGAATATGGTGGGTTGCCGATCACAGCGGTGAAGCGTTGGTGGCGTTTGACAGTGTTGACGGCCCGTGCTTCATGGGCGAGTGCCGGTGCGTCGAACTCGAACCGATCCGAGAAGTCATGCGGTGGTTCGAGACTGTTGGTCAGGTACACTCGCAGTCGCTCGTTTGCCCCAAAACGGTAGTCCGTCGCGTTGAGTTTCAGACCGGCCTTCATGTGGCAGATGGTGTACGGGGCCATCATCAGCTCGAAGCCGTAGAGGCGCGGCAGGAGGTGCTCCGGGACGTACTGATTCCAGAGGCGAGGAATCTCGTTAAGGTCCATGTGGCCTTCGGCCCGCCATTTCTCGACCATCGTCTTGTGGATGAGTTCAATCACCTCCACGAGAAAGGTCCCCGTGCCGCAGGCGGGGTCGAGGATTTGGACGAACGGTTCGTCGGGGCTGACGCCCTCAGGAATCTCCAGGTCCTCGTGGCGCTCGGCCATCTCGCCCCAGGTGGTCGTGTCGGCCAGGCCGTCTTCCAAGCCGAACTCGGTTTGGAGGATTTCGTGGACGCTGCGCACGATGAAGGAGACGACCGGCCGGGGAGTAAAGAAGACGCCCCTTTGGATCTTCTTCTTGCGGTCGTACTCGCTGAGGAAGAGTTCGTAGAAGTGGATAACGGGGTCCTCTTCCTGCCGCAGGTCACCGAAGTCGCGCTTGATAGCCTCCAGATCAGTGTCCTTGTCCGTCAGAAGGTCCACGACCTCGTTGACGCCGAGTTCGTCGAAGTCGATGTGGCCGCGCTTGCCACCCACCTCCAGGAACGTGCCGAGGAGTTCTTTCAGGAACGGGTTGGTGACGGGGACCATGTCGGCGAGGTTCTCAGCGACCAGTCCCGCCGGGCGGGAGCAGGCGGCCGCGAAGAGGCCATAGGTGACCGTCTGGGCGTACATGTCGGCGAAGTCGTCGGGCGTGAGGTCGTGGATAAGGGCTTCCCGGAAGGCCTTGTAGAGTTTCGTGAGGGGGCCATTTTCGGTTTCGACCTCAAGGACGGTGCCCGCGCGGTTGCGGATGCGGGTGGCGAGTTCGGCCATGCGCTGGGCGAGTTTCTTCGAGGTCCTGATGACCTCGCGGGGGCGGAGGGTGAAGGCCGAACCCCAGGTGGTGCGCCAGGCGTCCAGGTCCTCTTCGTCGTCGGGCCAGCGGAGTCTCTCTTTGAGGGTCTCGTGGGCGTGGTCGAGGTGGAGGACGGTGTCCTTATCGTCCCAGGCGAGGACGCGGAGGGCCGGGAGGGTGCTGGGCTCGTCGCTCTCGGAGAAGTGGGCGAAACTGATCACCCGGTCGCCGGATTCGCCGTAGGAGGAGACGAAGAGGAGGTCGTGCATCTGCCAGTACGGGCGTTCGGCCTTCTGGGCGGAGTGGCGTTTCCTGACGACCAGGGACCGAAGGATTCGGCGCATGACGACGATGGGGAGGCGCCGGGGCTCGAACTTGATGAAGAAGATGCCCCAGGGCTGGCTGTCGGTGAGGGGGCGGAGTTGCTTGATGTCCTGGATCTTGGCCGCGACCTTGGCGTCGGGGACGAGTTCCTCGGGCTCGTACTCGAAGGTGAGGTCGTTGAAGTCGTCGGTTTCAATGGGCCAGTCGAGTTCGTCGCGGAGATACTTGACGAGGGACGGGAAGGTGTGGATGGAACGGAGACGTTCGGCTTCGGACATTGGTGCGGCTCCCGTGCGATGTACGCGGTCGGCTATCTCAATTGCCGCGACGGCTCTTGCGTTCGAGGCGGCTGGCCTTGCCGGCGCTGGCGAGGGCCGTCCAGAGATCGTGCCGGATGATGACACGGCCGGTGCGGGCGATGAACTCGGCGTAGAGTTGTTCGAAGTCATCGGTGTACGGCAGATCGTCGCGTGTGCGTTTGGCCGCGTGGTAGAGTTCGGCCAGGACTTCCTTGTGTGCGTTGCTGAGCCGGATCTTTGGCATGGTGCCCCCCTGGCTATTCTGCGACCGCCCCTACGCGAGTTCCATCCAGGCCTTGAGGGTCGGCTTGACACCGACGGGGGCTTGGACCTTCCGAAGGTAGTTCTTTTTGATGTGGGCGTCCATCTTTTTGCGGATGTCGGCGAGGGTCTCCTGCTCGGCCTTGCAGACGCGGGGCGTTTCGGGCGTGGAACGGATGAGTTCGATGATCTCGCCGGGGTCCTCAATAACGTTCTCCGTGGCGAGGTCGTACAGATACCACTTCACGTCGCCGGCCTCGGTTGTCCATTCGCCGCTCTCGGGGTCCTTTGCGGGACGGGCATAGCAGAAGAACACCCCGCGCGACTCGGGCTGCGGGGCCTCCTTGCCGCTGAAGACACGGTTCGGGAAGCGGTTCAGGTGTTCTTCCAGGTCGGGGTCCCCGGCCAGGAGGCGCTGGAGTTCGAGGCTCATCTCCTCAGTCTGCGACTTGGTTCCCTCGCACTGGCGGACGAAATCGCGGAGCACGTCGTAGTCGTCGTCCGGCCGGAGGAGTTTGCCGTGCTCGATGCCGAAGGTCTTACTGATGCGAAGGGTCTTGTGGGTGACGGTCTTGTAGAGGCTGAGGAGTTCGTTGAGTTCGTCGGGCGGCAGGAAGTTGTAGTAGCGGATTTCGTGCCGGGTGCCCTCCTGGTCCGGATGGTCGGCCAGGAGTTGGGCCTCGGTTTCAGGGTCCATGCGGCGGTCGATACGGCCGATGCGCTGCATGAGGCGGACGGGGTTCCAGTGGAGGTCGTAGTTGATGAGGCGGCGGGCGTCCTGGAGGTTCAGTCCCTCGGACAGGACATCGGTGGAAATGAGGATGCGGATTTCGTCCTGGCCGCGGGCTTGGAGTTCGGCGCTGGAGGAGCCGTTGTAGTACGGCGAGAAGCGTTTGAGGATACGGGTCTGGTGCCGGCCGGCGGTCTCGGAGTCGATGGCGGCGACGCCTTCAACGTCGTTCTCGCGGAGTTGCCCGGCGAGGTAGCGGGCGGTGTCCTTGAACTCGGTGAAGATGAGGACCTTCTGCCGCTGGAGGGCCACGTCGCCCAGGCCGCTGAGGTGGCCGCGGAGGAGTTGGATGAGGGCCTGGAGTTTCTTGTCCTGCCTGGGTTGGAACCTGGCGAGTTCCTTCAGAAACTCGGCGATGGTGTCGAGGTCGTCCAGGGCGTCGCCCAGGATGGCGGGGATGTTGAACTTGTCGGGATCGAGCCGGTCTGCCGAGGCGTGCTCGAAGAACTCGGGTTCGACGACGTCTTCGTCGGCGAGTTCGAGTTGGAGGTCGTCGCCGAAGAGGTGGGCCTGCTGATTCGGGTCGTACCCGGTGATCTCCTTGTTGCGGATGAGCCACTTCTGGAGGCGGTCCTGGTCGTGCTTCTCTTCCGCATGCACGTGGTAGAAGGCGAGGAGTTTCTTCATGAGCGTGCGGCAGGAGGCGGTGAACGCCTCGACCGAACTCTCGAACCGCTTAAGGAAGGCCGTGCGGATGAGGCGGACGACCTGGCGCTGGCGGCCGACCGTCATCGCCAGTTCCTGCTCCTCCAGGTCGGCCGGGTCGCCCGTGTAGTGCTCCCAGGGGTAGTACATGGTGAGGGAGAAGAGCGGCCTCTGGCGATGGAAGGCGTCCTCCACCATGGCGAGGATCTTGCCGTAGGTCTGCTTCACGGAGTACGGGACGACCTTGGGCGCCGCGGCTTCGGGGAAGAGGACTTCGCCGTCCTCCTCTGCGAGCGAGTCTTTGACGAACGAGCGGCTGCGCTGGACGACGAGTTCCTGGAACAGGGAGTCGTCGCGGAGGATTTCCTCGGCCTCGGCGAGGTTCGTGTCCGGCCCGTCGGGGTCGCCGTCTCCGTTGCCGCCGAGTTGCTTCTCGCGCTCACGGGCGGCCCGTTCAACGGCCTTCTCCAGCGTGCGGATGTGGCCGGGCAGGGAATGGATGCCCAGCGGGGCCATGTTGAAGTAGTCCGCCTCGCCGCGGGAGAAGAGTTCGACCATGTGCTGGAAGTCGGTCAGACGGTTGTTGACGGGCGTGGCCGTTAGCAGGTAGACCTGCTTGCCCTCGCAAATGTCGAACATGCGCCAGTAGCGGCTGCGGCGTTCGCCCTCCCTCTCGCCCTTCAGGCCCCGGTTGCGGAAGTGGTGGCCCTCGTCGATGACGACCACGTCCGCCTGTTCGCGCATCTGATTCAACTGCATGGGGATTGGCCGCGTCTTCCGCTGCAGGTCGGTATGGTTGTAGATGCGGAAGGGGAGGAAGCCGCCCAGGAGTTCCGGCACGTAGCGGGCGATCTTGTCTTCCCAGACGGACTCGCGAGCGGCCTTGGGCACGAACAGGGCGACCCGTTTGCCCTCGTGCATCACCAGACGCTCGATGAGCATCAGGCCGATGAACGTCTTGCCGAGACCGACGCCGTCGCACAGCAGCGCGCCGCCGTAATTCCTCGCCCGCTTCAGGAGGCCCTCATAGCCTTTCTTCTGGTAGGAGGCGAGGATGGGGTACATCCTGGACTCCGAGTTCTCCCATTCGCCGGCGGTCATCTCGTGGCTGCGGAAGAACTCCTGGAGGGCCTTGGCGTACACCTCGAACGGCGTGTACTCGCGGGTGTGCCGCTCGAAGGTGCGGAGGATTTGGGGGGTGACGTCCTCGGCCTTGTCCCAATGCTCCTCGTACCACTCCTGGAGGGCACTGACTTGGCGGCCGGTGATCTGGACGTTCAGTTCAACGTTCTCGGTCAGGCCGGGATAGGTGAGGTTGGACGATCCGACGAGGCCGAAGGCGCCGATGACCTCCTGGCGAGCGTGCGTGATGCAGGCCTTGGCGTGGAAGCGGTCCTTCCGGTAAACGCGGCAGGCGATCTTGCCCGAGCGGATGGCCTCGACGATGGCCGGCACGCCGGCGAGGAAGTCGTTCGTCTCCTTCTCGTGTTCCAGGCTGCCGTCCAGACGACTCGTGATCTTGCCGAGGGCCTCGGTGAATAACTGCTTGGTGCGGGGGGCGACCTCGTCGCCCATGAGGATGCGGATCTGATCGACCTTCTGCCACTCTTCATTGAGAGCCAGGAGGGCGCCGACCTCGAAGAAGCCGGTGGCGATGTCCATCTGCCGGGACAACTGGCACCACTCGTGGAGGTACTGGAGGACCTTCCAGTCGGCGTCGCTGTTATCGACGATGAAGAGTTCGCTGCCAGCGCGTTTGGGAGTTGTCTTGCTCGTCTTCGCCATTGGCCATTGCCTCCCGCTATAATCCCACGTCTACTCGAAGCCTGCGGGGGCATCAAAATCCATCTTACAGAATGGATTCGGTCTTGCAACCATGTTTGGGCAGTGGGTCTGGGTCAACTTTCCAACTTCAGGCTTTTGACGCGGGGCATGAAGACCTCGCGGCAGCGGGCCGTTGTTTGGACCATCCAGTCGAGAACGTTCGGCCAGGTATCTCGGTCCCACACGTCGGCGTCGCGCTCGACGGCGATGATCTTGTCTCAATTCTCGGGGTGGGGATTCCACTGCATTCCGAAACCCAATTCCTTCTCAATCTCGTCTTTGTGTTCGAGGAGCTGTTCAAGCGATTCTTCGGCCACAGTGCTGTGCAGGTACACACGCACGCCAATCGCCGCTCAGGTACACTTCAGCTTGTTGTCCAGCGTCGGCGAGACGCGCTGTGGCTTGACGGGAATCGCCGCTCAGGTACACTCGACGGCCTTCTCGGCGCTCTTGGCGGCCTGCTGTGGCTTGACGGGAATCGCCGCTCGGGTACACTGCTCGACCGCGCGGTGCAGCGCACACAGGCGCTGTGGCTTGAAGGGAATCGCCGCTCGGGTACACTGTTTCGACCAGCGCCGGTTCTCCGCTTCCCGCTGTGGCTTGAAGGGAATCGCCGCTCGGGTACACTTTCCTGGGGCGGCACGAGACGCCGACCGGGGCTGTGGCTTGAAGGGAATCGCCGCTCGGGTACACTCGTCTCCAGGGCCAGGCTGCACCCCGTCTCGCTGTGGCTTGAAGGGAATCGCCGCTCGGGTACACTGCCGCTCATGCTCGCGCCGGACCCACTCCTGCTGTGGCTTGAAGGGAATCGCCGCTCGGGTACACTGCGCACTCTGTCAGGTCCCCTTTCATCGCCGCTGTGGCTTGAAGGGAATCGCCGCTCGGGTACACTTTGAAGGGTCAGTTGGCTTTGCCGAAGATCGCTGTGGCTTGAAGGGAATCGCCGCTCGGGTACACTCGGGCGTGAACACGTCATCCGTCACGTCGGGCTGTGGCTTGAAGGGAATCGCCGCTCGGGTACACTGCACCGACCTACGAGTACGCGTGTACGCGGGCTGTGGCTTGAAGGGAATCGCCGCTCGGGTACACTCGTGGACGCCGACGAGACCGTCCGATCGAGGCTGTGGCTTGAAGGGAATCGCCGCTCGGGTACACTTCAGCAGCCACTCGGCCTCGGCCAGCTCCGCTGTGGCTTGAAGGGAATCGCCGCTCGGGTACACTCCTCCTCCGGGTCGTAAGCGTGTGCCACTAGCTGTGGCTTGAAGGGAATCGCCGCTCGGGTACACTCTTCCCAGTCCTCCGCCGTCTCGCAGATGTGCTGTGGCTTGAAGGGAATCGCCGCTCGGGTACACTGACGTGGGAGATGGACCGGGTGGAGAGCGAGCTGTGGCTTGAAGGGAATCGCCGCTCGGGTACACTGAAACGCCCCCAGGCAGAGTTCCTGCCCGAGCTGTGGCTTGAAGGGAATCGCCGCTCGGGTACACTTGCGGTCGGCGCGGTCCGCCCAAGGCAAGGGCTGTGGCTTGAAGGGAATCGCCGCTCGGGTACACTCTTTTTACCCTTTCGATACCGTCTACCAAGCTGTGGCTTGAAGGGAATCGCCGCTCGGGTACACTCCTATGCGCCCGAAGTACATCAACCGTCTGGCTGTGGCTTGAAGGGAATCGCCGCTCGGGTACACTCGGAGGTGCGTGGAAATGACGCCCTCCAGGCTGTGGCTTGAAGGGAATCGCCGCTCGGGTACACTTGCACGCCAGGCGTGGATCCAATACGAGAAGCTGTGGCTTGAAGGGAATCGCCGCTCGGGTACACTTTGCCTCTACCCGCTACACTGGTGGTGGGCGCTGTGGCTTGAAGGGAATCGCCGCTCGGGTACACTAAAGGGTAGAGCCATGACTGCTGAGCAACAGCTGTGGCTTGAAGGGAATCGCCGCTCGGGTACACTACGACCAGGCGACAGAAACCTGGCGACCGGGCTGTGGCTTGAAGGGAATCGCCGCTCGGGTACACTGCCAGGGGATCGTACGCCCGCTTGGCCGTCGCTGTGGCTTGAAGGGAATCGCCGCTCGGGTACACTGGCAGGTGACGACGGTGACGGCTCAGTTCCGCTGTGGCTTGAAGGGAATCGCCGCTCGGGTACACTCCAGGCCATTGCGGCCATGTTCGAGTAACCGCTGTGGCTTGAAGGGAATCGCCGCTCGGGTACACTAAAAGCCTCCGAGAGGAAGCGGCCTCCCGGGCTGTGGCTTGAAGGGAATCGCCGCTCGGGTACACTGACCCGGCACAAGACGCCACAGCAGGCGTAGCTGTGGCTTGAAGGGAATCGCCGCTCGGGTACACTCCCCGCAACGTCGAGGTGCTGCTCCGGGGCGCTGTGGCTTGAAGGGAATCGCCGCTCGGGTACACTGCACGCCGCGGGGCTGGGAGACGCGCTGGGCTGTGGCTTGAAGGGAATCGCCGCTCGGGTACACTGATTCAGGGACTGGAGCGTCGCCATCAGGAGCTGTGGCTTGAAGGGAATCGCCGCTCGGGTACACTGCGTCCTCCTCGGTCGCCGCGTTCCGGACGGCTGTGGCTTGAAGGGAATCGCCGCTCGGGTACACTGATGGAGGTCACCGACATGAGCGGCGGGCGGCTGTGGCTTGAAGGGAATCGCCGCTCGGGTACACTTTGAAGGAGACGAGAGACATGGACAGGAAAGCTGTGGCTTGAAGGGAATCGCCGCTCGGGTACACTAGCGGCAATCGGCACGAATGGCGTCTGGCCGCTGTGGCTTGAAGGGAATCGCCGCTCGGGTACACTCGGCCCGTCGCGCCAGCGCGGTCAGCAGGCGCTGTGGCTTGAAGGGAATCGCCGCTCGGGTACACTTGAGCGGCTTGTCGGGCCGGGCACAGATGGGCTGTGGCTTGAAGGGAATCGCCGCTCGGGTACACTCGCCGGCGAGCTCGGCTCGGCGTCGTTCGGGCTGTGGCTTGAAGGGAATCGCCGCTCGGGTACACTTGCAAAGGCGATTCGGGTGGCGAACAGCCAGCTGTGGCTTGAAGGGAATCGCCGCTCGGGTACACTCGTATCGCTCGCGGACTCCGGTACCATGGAGCTGTGGCTTGAAGGGAATCGCCGCTCGGGTACACTACCGTCGATTTGTGTGTTAATTGTGTTAAGCTGTGGCTTGAAGGGAATCGCCGCTCGGGTACACTCCTTGAGCACCTCGACCCGCGCCCAGACCTGCTGTGGCTTGAAGGGAATCGCCGCTCGGGTACACTTCACGAACCCCGGCACGCTCGTCGCGGCGGGCTGTGGCTTGAAGGGAATCGCCGCTCGGGTACACTTCTGCTCGCCGGGTTTCGGGCGCTTCCAGGCTGTGGCTTGAAGGGAATCGCCGCTCGGGTACACTCCCCCGAAATCGACCACGCGCCGCCGAGGTGCTGTGGCTTGAAGGGAATCGCCGCTCGGGTACACTCCGTATAAGCTGCTGCCATGATCGACATAGGCTGTGGCTTGAAGGGAATCGCCGCTCGGGTACACTCAAGGCCGGGTGGCACGTGCGCGAGGCGGAGCTGTGGCTTGAAGGGAATCGCCGCTCGGGTACACTTCATCACGAGGAACACGCTCCGCCTCGGCAGCTGTGGCTTGAAGGGAATCGCCGCTCGGGTACACTTGGCTCGTGCTGCACGATCGGTTGACGAACGCTGTGGCTTGAAGGGAATCGCCGCTCGGGTACACTACGCCGCCGTCAGGGTCGGCGACTGGATCAGCTGTGGCTTGAAGGGAATCGCCGCTCGGGTACACTCAACCAGGCCCAGAGGGTCTCGACCATCTCGCTGTGGCTTGAAGGGAATCGCCGCTCGGGTACACTGAGCCGGTCGCCACAGCCTCGGCCGGGTGGCTGTGGCTTGAAGGGAATCGCCGCTCGGGTACACTCGGTGTGAGCAGCCGAAAGGGCGGCAGGGGCTGTGGCTTGAAGGGAATCGCCGCTCGGGTACACTGATTCCGTGGATCGACGCGGTGACCAGGTTGCTGTGGCTTGAAGGGAATCGCCGCTCGGGTACACTTCGACGCTTCGGTCGACGATGCCGTGGAGCGCTGTGGCTTGAAGGGAATCGCCGCTCGGGTACACTCAGCACCTGCCGCGTCAGGCCGAGCGACGCGCTGTGGCTTGAAGGGAATCGCCGCTCGGGTACACTGAGCCGGTCGCCACAGCCTCGGCCGGGTGCGCTGTGGCTTGAAGGGAATCGCCGCTCGGGTACACTCGGCCCCCTGTAACGCCTTGCGTTGCAGGGGGTTGCGGCATGATGGGCGGTCAGAAAAGGGCCAGTTGCTGCGGTGCAGACTCGGCCTTACGCCGTTTTCTGCCTTCGAAGATGACCATTTTCCCAAACTGCTTGTCAGTGACGGCCACCAGCCGGACCTGTCCCTGGGCCGGAAGCCAAACACGAATGCGCCGGCAGAAGGTTCGGCTCCGTTCCTCGGACGCACAGTATCTCGCGTAAACGGAGAACTGGAGCATCTGGAAGCCTTCTGCAAGCAGCGCTTTCCGAAACCGCGTATAGGCCCGTCTGGCTTTCTTCGTGTCCACCGGCAAATCGAACATCGCAAAGAGCCACACGGCCTTATACTCCGATGGGCAGTTACGCCGGGGCGACACATCAGATCTCCGGCAAAGCCAGTTTCTGCGAACCATCCTGCAGAGCGGCCACCAAGGAAGAGGCTGTCCGGGCCAGCGTGTTGAACAGGGTGCGGGATTCTCCTTCCAGTGTGAGGCGAGCCGTACAAATGCTGAGGAGCGTCTGTTTGGTGGCTGGATCGAGAGGGGCTTTGGGACCCTGTGCGGTGACAATTTGGCATACGCGCACATCCACCATGGGCCGAAACGGCTCCATCATGTCATCGGCCATACAAAACGCATTATATCGGTTATGATGGTGAATGCCAAGGCTGGGGTGCAAGCCTGCCGCGCAAATCGCTCTGGCGACAACCGCTCGCAGAACGGCATAGCCGTAGTTCAGAAGCCGGTTCTGATCATCCCGGTTTGTGTCCCGGCGGAACGTGATATCCCCGAAGAGAGACGGCCAGTAGCGCCGAGACGCCTGCGCCTCTACGTTTGTCGCATCGCCCGATTGAACAGTCCGGGCCAGGGCCACGAGGCCGTGATCGTCGCCGTGCAAACGCGCGAGCAGGCGACCCTGGGCGGCCACCTTAGCCGTAACAAGTTGCTGCCAGAGGCGCTTGCAGCGCGGCTTCGTAGTATTGGCTTGCAAGGCAAATCGCTCTGCCTGGACATAGTTGGCCTCGATGGGCAAGAGCATGCCGACCGGCAGGTGCCGACGGTCACATACCACCAGCGCGCCGCCGTATTCGACGAGCCCCGAAAGAACTGCCTGGGTATAGGTTACCTGCGGATGCGAGACAACTAAAGCGGCCACTTCGCCGAGGGGAAACTTCGCTACAGTTTCGCCGTTCCGCTCGATGACGAGACAACAGCGGTCTACTCGGAGGTAGGCCGATTCCTGCGCAACATCCAGGACGTGTTTAGTCATTGGCCCAGCGTATTTCGCCGAGGGGAGTGACCGTGACCTTTTGGGCGTTCCGTTTGCGCAGGGTATCCAGGGCTGGCGATTGCCAGTCCCCGGCAGTTCTGATATCGGCTTTTTGGCGGGCGTCCTTTACATCAACATACTCGACGCGCGTCGCCCCATTCCGCTGTTTGCTGACACTTCGTATTGAGTAAAGTTGCCGTCCGCCGTCGTCGGCGTCGAGTTCGATGGTATCTCCCGGGGCAAGGGAGAAGACGAACTGGCCTTCGGGGTGGGTGCGGTTGACGACGGGTTCGTGTCGGCGCAGGCGCTGGAGAGCGTCGAGGCGCGTCACCATGCGGCCGATCCACTTCTTCCGGCCCTTCTTGCCTTCGACTTCGAAGATCTCGAGATGGTGATTGCCGCTGGGCATGACGTGGCGGGCCGATGGACCGTCACCAACCGTCACGGTTTCGGCGGCCTTGCGGATGCGCACGCTGTGGATTGGGATGGATCGGCCGTCCCTGGTGGTGATGGCCGGGTGATTCTTCGGGGCTCCGAAGGCCTTCTTCGGCGTCGTGCCGAGGGCGCGGAGTTTGTCTCGGACGAGTTCGCGGACGGTGGGGTCGACGATGGCGTCGCCCTCGATCTGTTTCGTAGTGAGACTTTGAAGGGGCTCGCGAATGTGGACCCAGCGATTGCCCTTGGCGTCCTGCTTCTCGGGGCTGTAGAGTTTCTCGGCATGCAGCGGACCGCCGACCTGGCGTTTGGGGCGGTGGGAAACGTTGATGGCCTCGATGGCCTCGACGGCCTGATCGAAGAAGCCGGGCCACGGGTCTTCGATGCGTTCAAAAAGATGACCTCCGCCTTCGCGGGGCCGCTGGGCAGCATCGGCCAGCGCCTTGACAGTAGCGGGGTTTGTCAGCGCGACGACCAGGGCGTCCACGGCGTGGTGGCGGTGGTCGCTGCGGGTTTTCTTGCCATCCTCGCCCAGGATGTGATTCAGATACCAGGCACCGCGCAGGAAGCCGGTGGCTGTGCCTCGCACGGCCTGGACCCTGCGCCTGCCCTCCGCATCCCAAAGGCCGCCGTAGAGAAGGCCGAGGTATTGAAGGGCCTGTCGGGATGCGTAGCGCGTGTCGTTCATCTGCTGCGTGACGAAGTCGGCTTGGTCTTGGAGGTCTTCGGCGATGAGTTGGAAGCGGCGAAGTTTCTCCCTCACAAGCCCGTTGTCGCCCTTGAAATTCTTTACCCGCTCGAGAATTGCTTCCCATGTCTCGGCATTACCGGCGTACGCCTCGGCCGGCGTACGGTTGCGCTTACGGTTTCGGTTCTCCGCCACCTCGCAAAGCGTCTTGTTCAGAAACGAATTGTCCAGGCATTGACTGAAGGGCACGATATGCTCGATATCGAATTGGGGACTGTCGCCGAACATGGAACCCATGGAAATCGGCCGGCCCGTGTAGGGGCACTGCCAGCCACACTCTTCCGCAAGGAGTACCCGTTCGATGTCCGACCGACGCGGATTCTGGATGCCGGCCTCCTCGGCCAACCGCCTGGCGGCATCCTGGCGCTGTTTCTCCCGGCGACGGTTGCGCCGCGAGGATTCCTGCCGCTGGCTCTTGGATCGCCTCAGGTCGCGGGCGAGTTCAACGCGGATGACTTCAGGTTTCCCGTATTTCCGCACGATGGCGTTGACGACCTTCCGCAGTTCCGTAAGCGCACGGTGGACGGCCGGGTTCTTGAGGTGCGGCAGTGCCTGGGCGACGGCCGGGAGGGATTCGACAGGTTCGCGCTGCTGATGAAACTCGCCGTAGACCTCCTTCACAGCCGTAGCGTAAGGAACACCATCCTCCAGGTAAGGCAGCAACTTCCGCATGGCCCGGCGAGAAAGCCGGGCGTAGTCAGATTCGAGTTCCGTTTCCGCGAACCGGACCGCGGCGTCCGGATCGAGCCTCCAGACCTCCCGGCCACGGCGCTCCAGCGCATCGCGTTTCTGGATGCTGCGAAGGTCCTGGATGATCTGCTCGCGGTCTTCGTCGGAGAAGGTCCACCACCGCTCGCTGAAGATGTCTGCCAGTTGGGCATTCGTGCGGTTCCCTACGAATCGTTTCTCGCCCCCCTCCTCGAAGGCGAACTTGCAGCGGGCGCTGATGCCCAGGAGTTTCTTGGCATCCTTGAAACCCAGGTCGCCTTCTCGCTCCAACCGGTCGAGCAAGGCGTCCCGCTCGTCCGCGGTCAAGTAGCGGTGTTGGCCGTCCGGCTCGATGACGCTTGTATTCGTCACCTGTTGGACGAGGCGGAAACGCTGTGCGAGCGGAAGCGCAAGCGGCGCACGGCGCGAGTTCGGCTCGAACTCGCAAGGGCCGACCAGCCCCTTGGCACTCTTAAGGGAGCGTTGGAAGAAGATGGTGTCGTGCAACCGGCCCTTGAGGTCGGGCGTGAGGCGGTCCGGGTCGTGCGACGCCTGGGCGTTCCAGATCGCGTCGAACTCGTCTGTGTGCATCTGGCGGGAGGTCCAGCGGGCACGGATGCGCTGCTCGCACGGATCGAGACCGGCGAGGTATTCGCCGAGAGTGCGGGCGCCAGCTTCCTCAATGTTGCGAGCAAGTTCGCCGATGGCCTCGCGGACCTGGCCTTCGTCCTCGTCGTCGCGCCGGGGCCGGCGACGGTTGCTGGCAAAGCCGCGGTGCTGGGCGAGGTGGTAGATGGCCCGGCCAAGTTCGTAGGGTTCGATTCTCTCATCCAGGGCTCGCGCCCGGAGGTAGAACGGCAGCGTGTGTGCGCGGCGTCGGCGGGAATCGGAGTCGGGCGGGAGAGATCCGACGTGCTTTTCGGCTAGTTGGCGGTCCAGTTTCGGGAGGACTTCGTCGGCCTCCCCTTCCGGAAGCAGTCCCGCCTCTTGCAATTGGTGTAGCAGCCGCTTCTTGCGCCGGGCCCGGCGGTCGTGCTGACGGCGCATAAGACGCGCCCTCCGCCGGGGCGCGGCCCGTGATTCGCCGCGGCCTGACTGGAAGTTTCCCTCGACGCCTGCGTCGAAAACGCGGGTGCCGCTGTCAGCAATGCCAGCCGGTTCTTCGTTCTCAAGACGGACGGCCGCCCATCCCACGGAATTGGCACCGATGTCCAAGCCGAGAATGTAGTTACAGCGTTCCTGACGCGGCATCAGAATTCTCCTTGACAGTGCGGTCCCGTTTGGTTATGAAGGCGTACAAGTGTACCTGAGCGGCGATTGTTCCTCAAGTCACAGTAAGGAACTTTCGTTCCGCGGGCAACGCCCCACGGGGCGCACCCGGCACCTCCTCCCGCAAGGATGAAGGGGTGCCTTCTTTTTGGGATGAGGACAAGGGGTTGAGGCCGAGGCTCTCCAGGTGTTTCGGTGAAGGGGTGCCTTCTTTTTGGGATGAGGACAAGGTGACGTGTTCGACTGATGGCAAAGAAAAACGTAGCCACACGATATGTGCCCCCGGACCGCTAGGCAAGGCATTTACAAACAGAGCCTGCGGAATTGACCTTGCCTGTATTATACGCCTTCGTGTATGGTATCCGCGCCCGGCCGGGTTGGACCGGCCGCGGCTTGTGCCCCGTACCTTTGTCCCCCCGAAGGTGCGGGGCCTTTCTATGGTACACCCGCACTCGGCCAGATGAACAGCCGCTTGCCTGTGCCGTTGCCGGCGAGGCGGGCGACCATCAGGTGAGGATGCCAGCAGGAGCAAAGCCGGCTCAGCAGTACTCGAACCCGCCGGGCACGTCGTAGCGGAGCAGCGCGGCGCCGCTGGGGATGTCTGGGATAATCCAGCCGGACACCTTGTAGCCGTGTGAGATGCCGCCCGGCGGCGGTTCCGGGATGCCGGGCCAGTTCGGCCTGGCCGTGCCGCCGAGCGCCGCGCTACTGACGATTTCCCGCCAGCCCGACGCCCCGGCCGGTTCCGTCTGCGAGTGCCAGAGGCTGTACGCATCCTCCAGCACGTCGTCGCCGTTTGCGTCCCACGACATGTGGGCGTCAGGCGGTTTGCTGGCGTGGGCGAAGAAGTCCACGCCGCAGGCCCGGTCACCAAGGTACTCCCCGGTCGCCAGGTAGGCGTAATACCGCTCCAGGTAGGCGACGTAATCACTGTACCAGGGGCTTCCGGTACTGTGACACTGCGGCGGTTCGTCGTCCGCCTGATACCACGGACCCCATTTCGCTTCGGCGTCGGCCTTGGCCAGAGGCCAGGTGGCCTTCGGGTCGCCGTCTCCCTGATAGGCGTTCGTCTCGCCCTCGTTCGACCATTCCGCCCCTTCCCAGTCCTGCTGGGGGCGCGTGCCGCGGGTCGTGGTGCCCCGCCACACGAGCACGTTCAGCGCGGCCTGGATGTCCTCCAGCAGCCAGGGGCCGAGGACGTCGCCTTCCTGGGCGACGCCGTACTGGACGCCCCCGCCCTCGGCCGGGTGGACGGTGTATCGCCGCCAGTTCGAATGGGGAAACCCGGCAGCGGCGAACACCTCGGCCAGGCTCCCGTAGCAATCGTCGTGCGGCGGCGCGGCGCCGCCCTCCCAATGGCCCGGATCGCGCCGGACGCCGGCATCGTGCGAGACGACGAAGAAGTTGTGTTGGGCCTGGACGAACCCCTGCAGGTCCCGAATCCAGTTGTGCCCGCCGGACGCGCGACAGTGGCCGGTGGCCATGTCGCCCACGGACTTCTCGACGTACAGGTCCGTCTGCCCGTTGATGGCCCCTTGCCGCTCGTTCGCGGCCTTGATGAAGTCGTTCACGTCCGTCAGGGTAATCCAGGGGACGCCCGAGGCGCTCGACCAGTCGCGGTTCCAGCCCATGCGTGGTTCCTAGCCGTCGACGACACGGGGCCAGTCCATATGCCAGCGGCCGTCCCCGTCCACGAAGAGGCCCTTGTATTGGTACGTCCCCGCCTCCCCGGGGTCGGGAAGCGGCGGCTCAAAGTACCACTGCGGATTGCCGTCCACGTCGAACTCCGGGCCGAAGAGGCGGACGACGGTCCCCGCATCGACCACCACCCGGTCCTGCACCAGGTACGCCTTCCCGTCGTCGGTCGAGTTGCGACTGCCGCCGCTGACGGCCTCGGTCCACGTCCAGCCGCTCGCCTGGTCGCCGCCGGTGATCTCGGCCCACAGGCCGTCGGGCTCCAGCGCCTGGCCGAGGCGGACGACGGCCCACACCACGCCCGTGCCGGACGCCTTCCACAGGACCCGGGCCGACCCGAACGGCCGGAGTTTCAGGTATCCCGTCGCCTCGGCCACGTCGGCGTACTCGTAAGTCTCCCAGCCCTCTTCCACGTCAGGCGGACCTGGCAGACGCCGGAGGCCCGGGCCCGGCCGATCCTGCCGGCGGGAATCGGATCGAGGAGCACGGCAAACTCGCCGAGGTCGTCGGGCACAGAGGGCGTCCCGCCCTCGAAGGCGGGCCGCTGGCGGAACTCCGACTCGTTGTCGGCGGGGGTGATGACCGGGTCGCCCAGGGCGAGAATATCGAACTGGTCGCGGTCGCCGCTGTTGTTTCGGACCAGGACGATGCCGCCGTCGGCGGGGCCGGGCATCGGATGGGCCTTCGGCGGCCTGGCGCCGCCCTGATGTGCGCGGGCGGCGTCGCAGAAGGCGTTCCAGTCGCCGGCCTTCGGGCGGAACGGCTGGCCGCTCTCGACGTGCTCGAGGTCCGCCATGTTCAGATTCCTAGGGCCGAAAAATCGGTCTCGTGGTAGACCTGGTCGACGTAGGCGCCGATGGCCTTGGCATAGAGCCGCCCCGCGCCGGCGTCCTCGGCCTGTTCGTACCGGCACCAGAGATAGTCCCACCCCCGCTTCCCATCCACGGTGATGCCGGTACCAGGGATGGTGAAGTTGGCCCGGTTCTGCCGGACGGCGAAGTTATAGGTGATCTCCAAGCCGCCGTCGCTGCGTGCGGCGCCCGCCTCATGGCCGCGGAAGAGACACTCGCCGGCGGCGCAGGTGATGGTCCGGCCGGTCCGGCTGTCGGTCACGCTGAACTCGGCGCTATTGACGGTGGCGGCCAGAGCGCGGAGCGTATCCTCGGAAGGGGCGCTGGCAGGGTCGGTGAAGACCTTCGTGACGGTGAACTCGTAGCGGGGGGCCTCGACGTCGACGCCCTCGATGTTGCCCTCGCCGTCGTCGCCGATGCCGTGGGCGGGCGGGGCCGCTTCCGCCCCGGGCGTATAGGCGCCGCGGTGGGCGATGGCGACGACCAGATGCTCCGTGCCGCCGCCGGAACGGCTGCGGATGAGCGTCTCGCCGAGCTCGGGTTCGGGGCGCTCCGTCTCGGCCGGGCCATATTGGACGGCGCCCTCCCACAGGCAGACGGCGGGGTTCTGCGAGTCGATGAAGACGGGGTCAACGTCCCAGGACTTGCGGTAGAGACCGTTGTAGGTGGCGGGGGCCTCGGCCGCCAGGGCGGCCTTGGCCTCCCCGCCGTCGGCCGTGCCGCGAACGAGGTAGCGCTTCTCGTCGCGCTTCCGCTGGCCGTCGGAGCCAGAGCCGCTGTCCGGCCGTTCGGTCACGGTGATGGCCATGATGGGGCCCTATGCGTGCGGCCGCTCTCAGTCCTGCCGGCCGGCGCCCTTGCCGCGGCCGGCGCCGTGGCCGGGACCGCTCTGCCGGCAGGGACCGGTGTTGCGGCCGTCGCGCCGGCCGCCGGAGACGCCGCGTCCGCCACCGCGTCCGTCGCGGGGCCGGCTGCCGCCGCCGGGTCGTGTGCGGGATGCCATGACGATTCTCCTTTGCATCAGTTCACGAATAGGCCAACTCTCCGCGACGTCGGTCGCGTTCGTCCATCCGCTTGGTGCGCTTGGCCGTTTCCTCGTTGGCCTTGAGGTTCCGCTCGGCCGTCCGGTCGCGGACGGCAAGCCCTGCGGCCCGGGCGCTGAAGGTGCCGCGCGTGGCGAAGCGGTCGGCGATGTCCCTTGCGGCGCCGAGGGCCTTCAGTTTGAGGCCGTAGAGTTTCTCGACGAGGCTCCGCTCGCCCGCCGTCTCGGCCTCGGCGAGGGCCTGTTTCTTCTCGAGCTGGAGGAGGGCTTTCCGCTGCGCGACGCCCTCCTTGGTGTTCATGATCTCCTGGCGGGCGATCCGGCCGCGGAGGTCCGCCTCCCGGTTCGCCTGGGCCTGCATTTCACGGGCCGCCTCCTCCCGCGCCTCCTTCTCCTTCGCCGCCACCGCCTCGGCGTACCGCTTGCGTTCGGCGGCCAGTTTCTCGTCCCGGACGCTTTGAAGACGGGCCAGGGCCTTTTCCGAGGCGCCCTGGTCCTGGAGTTGGCGGTATCGTTCGTCGTACTCCTGCCGGATCATGGCCATGCGGCGCTCGTGCTCGTCCTCGAAGGCCTGAATCTTCAGCCGCACCAGTTCATCGAGCAGTTGTTGTTCGGTGTCGGCCCGTTTCTCGGCCACTGCCTCGGCGGCCTTCCGGGCGGCGTCCTGGGCGGCCTCTTCTTCCGTCGCCTCGGCGCCGCCGGTCAGGGCCTCTTCCCCGCCGATGCCGAGCCTGAGGGCCGCGCGGCGTTCCTCAATTTTCGCGGCCTGGGCCTGCAGGGCATCGAGCCGGTCGTACAGCGCCTTCACCTCGTCCGGCATCTCGCCGGTCGCGATGGTCCCCACCACCTGGATCGGGTGGGCGAAGATGTCGGCGTGGGACTCGATCTCCTTCTCGATCTCCGCCATGTTCTCAAAAATCTCTTCCTGCCGGCGGGCCAATTGGAGCCGGGTCTGCTCCCGCATCTGCTCGGTGACTTCCTTGAAGGCCCCGGCCATGCCGGAGATGGCCCCGGTGGCCTTGTCCACGCTGACCTTGACGCCGTCGTACTTGCCGCTGAGCTCGCCGGCGAGCCGCTGGGCCTCTTTGATCTCGGCGTTGGTCTTTTCGTGTTTGCCCTGGAGCTGCTTCAGCCGCTCGATTTTCGCCAGGTCCGCCGCCCGCTCCTTGTCGGCCGTGGCCAGGATCTGCTTCTCCTGATCGTGCAGTTTGGCCGTGTACTGCGTCAGTTGACTGATGGCAACGCCCAGGGCGACGACGGCCCCGACGCCGACGAGGGCCCATCCCAGGGGGTTCGAGGCGGCAAGCGCGCTGAACGCCAGGTGCAGCGTCTTCACGACGCCGACCAGGGCGGTGATGCCAGCGCCGAGCTTGCCGACGATGACCAGCAGGCCACCGATGGCGCCGGCCCAGAGGCCGACCTTGAGTGCGATCTTCCCGATGGTGGCGATGAGGTCCTTGTTCCGCTTCACCCACGCGACCACGCCGTCCATCCACTCCTTGACGCCCTTGATGAGCCCCTTCATCGTCCCGCCGAGGGCCTCGCCGATACGGCCGGCCGCCACGACCGCCGCCTGCTTCATCTGGTTGAAGGCGTGGGTCAGGGTCTTGGTCATCTTCTCGTAGGCCTCTTCGGTGGCCCCGGCCCGGGCGCCCATCGCCTCGATGTCCTCGCCGAACCCCTCCAGGTTCTCAAGGGCCGGCACCACGCCGCGGAGGGCACGGATGTTCGGGAAGATTTCGGCCACCTGGCCGGGGTCGAGGTCGGCCAGGCGTTCGAAGACGCCCGCCAGGCCCTCGGCCTTCAATGTGGCGGTGTCGAGGGAGAAGCCGAGGTCTTTCGCGGCCTTCGCCGAGGCGGGCGTCGTTTTCAGGAACGTGGCGACGATGCGATTGACGGCCGTAATGGCGTTCTCGGTCCGGACGCCCGCCCGCGTGAGCACCGCCACGCTCGCGCCGAGTTCCTCCATGCTGAGGCCGGCCGAGGCGGCCGTGGAGGCGACCATGCCGATCTGGGGGGCAAGCTGGCCGAAGGTCGTCTTGCCCCGGCGGACCACGCTGAAGAGGAGGTCCGAGACGTCGCCCGCCCGCTCGGCCGAGAGGCTGTAGGCGTTCAAGACCGTCGTGATGGCGTCGGCGGCGGTCTTGGTGTCGGTCATGCCGGCCTTCGCCGCCTTGACGGCCGTCTCCAGCACCTCGAGGGCCTTCGCCGGGGCGACCGACGCCGAGAGAATGTCGTACAGGCCGCCGGCGAGGGCCTCGGTCGATTCGCCGAACTCGACCGCCATCTTCCGGACGCCCTCGGTGAACCGGCCCATGTGGGCGCCGGTGTCGGAGACCATCGTGGAGACGTTCGCCATCTGCTGCTGGAAGTCGGCGAAGGATTTTGTGGCCAGGGCCATCGGCGCGAGGATGCCGGCGGCGGCGGTCGTCATCTGCATCCCCAAGGCCTGCACGTCTTCGGAGAAGTGTTTCAGGCGGGCCCGGGCGCGGGCCAGGCCCCGCTGCATCCGGTCCTTCGTCGTCAACTCGACCGAGGCGCGGCCGGCCTTGATGTCGCGGGCGTAGGAGGGCACGGTCTATCCCTTCACGCTGTCGTGCCAGAAGGAGGCGAGTTTCGGTTCGGAGCGCTCCAGGGCCGGTCCCATGTACGGCCTGGCAGGGTAATGGCCGGAACGCCCCGGCTGAAACCCGAGGCCGCCGAACTCCAGAAGGGCCGGCACGTCCCGGTTCGGCGTGAACACGCGGGGTCCGATGACGACGGACTCGGCCGCAAGGTCGAAGGCGTAGTAGATCTGGTCGCGCAGGAAACCGCGGTGTGAGTGTGGCGGATTGCCCGGCCGGGAAGCGCCGGGCCGCTCATGGATCAGGTGCCGGGCCACCGTCCGCACGTAGGCGCCCTGCCGCACCAACACCCTCCGCTTTGCCCGGTCAACCGCACGCTGAACCCGAGACCGGTCGAAGAACGTTCCGACCCCGAGATTCATCATGAGCATGTCGTCGCCGATGCCCCGGCTTCCGCCGGTTCGCACCATGCGTTTCATCATGCCCATGACAGATCCTCACGCGCCGGGCTTGGAGTTGAGCGCGCCCGTCGCCTCCAGTTCGGCGTGCTTCAGGCGGATGCCTTCCTCGATGTCTCGTCTCTCCCACGCAGGCGGCATCCGGTCGTTGGCCTCATGGTAGACGCGGAGCACGTAGGCCAGGGCATGGTCGAATCGCCGCAGCGACTTGTTCTCGGCGTCGTCGGGGATAGCCTTCTCGGCATGTTTGACGGCCTCGACGATGGTGCCCTCCCAATCCTCCCACGCCGGGTATCGCTGACGGGCCTTCTTCAACAGGTACAGCGCCAGGGCCGCCACGGCCGTGATGCCGAGCGGCGAGTTCAGGAAGGTCCAGGTCGCTCTCAGTGCGGCGTCCATGTCAGTCTCCTCCCTAACTCATCAGGTCGAACACGTCGATGATTGTGTTGATGGCCTGTAGTACCTGATTCATCTGGGCGGTGTCCACCAGCCCTTTCTGGTACCGGGCCTCGATGTCGGCCCGCAGGGCATTCAGAGTTTCGACGGCCGTCGTCATGTGGACGGGCTGGCGGTCGGCGGCATCCTGATGTTCGTGATTCATTTCTGGCAGAGGATTGTCGGTCATGGCTTTTTCTCCCTGACGGCAGCACTTGCGTATTCGGCGGCCATATCGCGAAGCTCGTCCAGCGTCGCGTACCGCCGGGTTTCGATTTCCACAATCTGACCGGACACTTTGCGCATCCAGTCACACAACCCCATCATCGTCGTATAGCGTTTACGCTCCACTGCTCGTTCTGCGTCGAGTGAGGTTTGCTGGTCTTCATATCGGGCAAAGGCATCGGCCAATCGTTCGGCCACGTCCGCCACCGTGACAGTCTCCGGGTCGACGTCGGCACGGAGGACCTGGACGACATATTCGGCAAGGTCAGATTGCAACGCGGCTCGCTGACGTGCGGCAGCCCGGTCAAATTCCTCGACGGCGGCCGTGTGGTATTCGTCGATGCCCGTCTCCAGCTGATTGGCCCCCTCGGCTATGGCTGCCGGGGCGCGCTGGAGAAATTCATGACCACCACATCCGGCGGTCAGCAAGGTTGCGGCGAAAAATACCACGGCCACGGCCATCTTTGCGTATCTCATCGTCTATCTCCTTGGGTAAAGACTCTGACGAACGTGTCCCAGTTCTCGCGGGTCACCTTCATACCCGACTGCCGGCGGCGGGCGGCCGAATCGTAGAGGTCAAAGTCCTCCGGCCGGGCCTTCCGGCTCCGCCGCCGGTCGCGGTGAACGTTCGAGAGCAGCGCAAGGAGCAGGGCCGCCTGCCGGGACCGGACCCGCTCCGGTCCCAGCCGCCCCTCGGCCATGCGGGTCAGTTCCCGGAGGGTGAAGGGGCCGGGGTCGACGCCGCAGAGTCCGGCGAGGCGGTCGATGGCTTCGGCGAGGGAGATGTCAGTATCCGCTCGATTTCCCCGCTCGCCAGCATTGCCTCCGCCTTCGAGAGGATCGCCTCCTCCGCCTTCCCGCCCCTCTCCACGAGACCCCGAATCAGCCGGGCCTTGCGCTTCGGGCAAAAATCCGCCAGGGCCTCCAGGAAGGCCCGGGCGGCGGCGTCGAGCGCGTCGCCACGCATGGCCCGCCCGAACTCTTCGTCCGAGACGCCGTCGCGGTCGGCCTGGTCCTCGCAGAGGACGTACAGCACGTCCACCAGCAGGACCGGGTCGTCGGCCAGGCGTTCCAGCGTCGGCCCGCCGATGGCGTCCATGAGGTTCAGGTCCAGCCGCTTCCGCACCCGCCGCAGGGCGTCGACGTCGATGTCGACGACCCACTCCCGGCCGGCGGCGTCGGTGAAGGTGGCCATGCTTACACCACCTCATACTTTTCAGGTGCGTGGTCCGATGGCGCGATCTGCAGCGTCACATCGGCAGTCTGGATGTCACCCATCGGCTGGTTTTCTGTGAACGACATAACTTCAAATGTCGCCCGCAGGCCGGTGACGCCCACTTCGTCGATGGGGCCTTCCAGCATCAGTATCTCCAGCGGCGTTGAATCCCAGAAACTGTCCTGGAACGCCTCGAAGTGGTTGTCGGCGGAGCGCTTAACAACCAGTTGGGCGTCGATGGACCCTTTCTTGAGGGTGCCGACTGCCGCGTACCATCCGTTATTCGCGCGGGTAGTCGCATCGGCCTCATCTTTCTCCTGATTCCGGGTCACGTCCCGGAGGTTGCCGACCTCGGACCAGTTGGGCGCCTCGTAGGTGCCGAGGTTCCGGTACAGGGCGGCGTCGATGCCGCGTCTTACGTTCGGGGGCATGGCGTGTCTCCTTTCGGGTGCTCACAAAAGACAAGCCGACCGAGGGGGGTGCGGCCCCGCACGGCCGGCTTGCCTGCTACGTTCGGTTGTCTCGCCGTTACTGCGGCAGCTCCGCCGATTCCTCGTCCGTGACCGACTTCAGGGCGGTCTTGAGGGCGTCGTAGGCGCTCGCCATCTCGGCCGGACTGTCGCCCTGGGCCTGGACGACCTGGGCCAGGGGCTGGCGGCCGTGGCGGCCGACCTCGCGCCTTACGTCGCGGACGGCCTGCCGCATAGCCATGACCGCCTGGCCGAGCCGCATCCGGATGCGCTCGACGCTCCGCTCTTCCGGTGTTTGCTGCGGCTGGCGTCGCTCATAGATTGCCATCAGCGATTCTCCTCGTCAGATTGCCTCGACCAGTTCGACGCGGGCGACCCAGTGAATCGTATGCCCCGCCTCGCCCGTGACCTTGATGGCCAATGCTGAATGTTCTGCGTCTGCCGACAGTTCCACCCGCCAATTGCCAGGCGTGGCCCCTCCGCTCGAGCCGCCGGTAAGGGTGTCGTCCGGGGCCTGGTCCCCGGAAGGACCCGAGTAATAAAGGTCCCCACCGTATTCCGCGCCGTCGTTCAGCAGCAGGGCCTCGAGGTTCCACCGGGCGCAGGCGAAACCGCCACCAGCCTTATTCGCGACAACTTCCACCCGGACGTTCCAGGCCATGTAGCCCGACGGCATGGCGATGACATCATCGGTGCCGTCCAGACAGAGGTTGGTCTTGGTCCCATCGTTCGTGTCGCCCCAAGCCACCAGCCGGGAGACCTGCCCAAGCCAGGAGGCGCCCGATGCGTGGGCGTGTTGGGCATACTTGTCTGCTTTCGCCCCGTCTCCTTCGGCGTGGGCAGCGTAGCCGGATGCCTCAGTGCGGTTTCCTTCGGCGTGAGACCGGTCGCCAGACGCCGTACTGGTCCCCTCTGCGTGGGAATAGGGCGCGGATGCGCTACTGCCCCCTTCGGCGTGAGAATAATCACCAGATGCCGTACTGTTTCCCTCTGCATGGGACACCTCGCCAGTCGCCGCCGAGGCATCGCCTTCGCCGTGCGCGAATCTTCCGGAGAAGTTCAGGGCCCCGCCACTTTGGTCCGAGACGTTATTCCTCGCGACCTCCCTCCAGGCGCTGCCGTCCCATTGCAGGCGCAGCCAAGCCGGGCCGACGTAGTCGTGGACCCCGAACTTGAAATCGCCATGGAGATTCACGTTCCCCGCGTCCTGGATGATGAAGGGGTTGTCATTGTGTCCAAATTGGCCGATGGCAAGGGAGACGAGCAGTTCCTGCCCCTCGTAGGACCCGTCGGCGATGGGCGTGGTGCCGTCGCTCGTCCAGTCCTGCCAGTCGCCCGCCAGGACTAGGACCGACGCCCCGTGGTGCTGGAGCGTGAAGCCGTCGCCATAGTCGGCGGCGTCGGCGATCTCGACGGCCAGGTGGCGGGCCTCGACGGAATGGTCCGGCGGCAAGCGATGCGGCATTACCAGGTCCCTCCGATCACGGTCACGACGTCGCCCGCCGTTCCCTTGATCTCCACCGCCGCCAGGTCGATTGCGTAGAACGTGTGCCACTCGCCGGGCACCCAGGGGACCTCCTGGCCGGTGTCGCCTCGGAAGAGCACGTCGCCGGCGTTGCCGGGCGAGCAGGAGATCGTGACGCTGGCGACGGTCCGTTCGCCGGCGAGCGGCGCGAACTCGGCCGTCACGTCGACCTTGCGCATGACGCAGTTGTTCATTGCACCACCTCATAGGCGAGGGTCAGCACGGCCACGAACAGGTGCCGGCTCTTCAGTTCCTCCGGGGCGTAGGGCGTCGACCATTCGGCCCCCGACCACCGGGCCACGGCGCCGCCGGCCAGGGTCAACGTGCCGCCGCGCAAGGCAGCGGCGATTCTCTCAACGAGGTCCATCAGCCGGTCGATGCCCGCCACGTCGCCGGGGTCGATGCGTTGCTGCACCGCCACGTCCACCCGCGGCCGGAACATCGTGCACGCACGGTCCAGCGGCTCCTCCTCCATGTTCCCCGGCACGACCGTCACGTGGAGCCGGTCCATCTCCCTGAGCTCGAACTCCGGCCGGTAGCCGCGCCTCGCCGCCAGCGACTGGCCGAACTCCTGGACGTTCAGGGCATCGGCGACGGCCTCGGCGGTGTCGGCGAGCAGCGACATCCACGGCTCCTTAGAGGGCCCAGACCAGGGCCACGGCCAACGTCACCGCCGCGCTCAAAGCGGCCAGCGTGACCGCCCAGTGGTGTTTCAGGTGGTTCGTCATGCACCGCTCGAGTTTCGCGACGCGCTCGTCGATGCGGATCAAGAGATCGTGGTCGCTCATGGGTCCGTCCGCCATCTCACGTTCTCCCGGTATCCACGTGCCCGCCTACCGGCGGACAAGCTTGGTGTGAATCCGCCAGGCCGTCGCCTGCGGGTCCGCGGCGGTGTAATGGCTCATATCCCCGCCCGGCGCCATGACCTCGTACACTCTCCCGTCCTGGAGCCGGATGCGGTCGCCCGCCTCCGGAAGCGTCCGGACGCCGGCGACGACCAGGTCCGCGGCCGTGACGATGAAGTCCGTCGACTCCACCCACACCGACGCCCCGTATGAGTCGGCCACCTCGTAGGCCTTCCGGCCGACCGTGGCGGCCACCTGCACGGACCGGCCGTCGCGCTCGTAGGCGACCGTCCGGCTCAGGTGCGCCTTGCGCTTCCCGTCCAGCCAGGCGGCCGCGTTCTGGAGCGCATCGCCCATGGATCACACGCTGGCGGCGTCGATGACGGCGACCGTCACGCCCGTCTCGTCCGTGTAGGCCAGGGCCACCTTCCCGTCGCCGTCGTTGTAGACCTGCGGCGGGAACGGACCGACGAGGTGCCGCTCGCCGGCGCCGATGGTGATGACCTTGTCCGCCACGGCCTCGCCGTCGACGGTCTTGGTGGTCGTGATCGTCAGGTCCATGCTGTCCACGTCGTCGTTCTCGATGACGAGGAGTTTTTCGCCGTCGTTCAGGAAGTCGTCGCCGCCGGCCGCGGCCGCCTGGCCGGCCAGCGGATTGGCCTCGCGGGCCGGGGCGACGGGTGTCAGGGTAGCCATCGGATATCTCCTCCGGGTTCGGGTTCAGGATCACACGCCAGGGCGAGCGGACACCTTGCCGCGGTGACGGTTACTGGCTCAGGCGGACGCGGACCGTGGCGTCGTCGTCGCCGGCGGCCTGCACGGCCTTGCCCATGAGTTTGTTCGCCCCGGCCTCGGCGTCGGTGCCGGCCTCGCCCTCGGCCGCGTCCCAGTAGACCTGGGCGCCGGCCGCGATCCCTTCGCCTACGCCGGTCGCCTTCGGGACGTCGAAGACGCCGGTTACCGCCAGCGCGCCGAGCGCGCCCGAAGCGATGGGCGTCTTGGCGATGGCCACCAGGTCCTCCTGGACCACCACGTCGCCGGCGGCCACGTCCGAGCCGGGCGTGTAATCGACCGACTCGCCTTCATGCACAAACGTTGCCGTTGCCATGCTCACTCGCTCCTTATCTCAGGTCAGTTTTCACCTTTTGCTTTCACCCCGCCCTTCGGGTCCTGAAGAGCACAACCAAAATCGTGGTAGCCACGCATCTGGACGCCCAGGCGGTTGAAGTCCGCCTCGGCCGTCTCGATGGTCGGCGACTCCTGGCCGTTCAGGAACGCGACCTCGATGACCGGCAGGTCCGCGGGGCTCGCCAGCAGATACCACGCCTTGGCGCTCGCGCCGGTGTACTGCGTGTTCGCCAGATACCGGCTGACCTCGGCCCGGAACTTGCCCTGGTGCGGGTTGGCGATCGGGTACTTCGTGTCCGCCGTGGTGTCGCGGATCTCCAGGCTCTTCTGCAGCGTGGTGGCGATGGCCGAGAGGGCCGTCGGCACGAGCAGCACCTGCGGCATGAGGCCGATGGGCTTGCCGTCGGCGTCCACCTGTTCCAGGAACTTGACCTCGGCCTTCGTCAGGCCGTCGACCGTCAGGGCCGTGTCCGCCCCCGTGATGTAGTTCTTGTTGGCGGTCTTGAAAAAGCCGGAGTTGTCGAGGAACACGGTCCAGAAGACGTCGTTGATCTTCAGGCCGGACCCCCGGCCGAGTTTCCGCGGCACGCTGGTGATGGCCCCCAGGTCGTCGTTGATGACGTCCCGCCGGTCGATGGCGAGCAGCAGGCCGTAGGTGTCGGCCTTGTTGGTGTAGGATTCCTCGCCGAGGGTGCCGTGCTTCAGTTCCCCGCCCGGGGCGACCGGCTTGTAGGTGTCGGCCCCGACGAGGCGGTAACTGGTCACGGTCTTGAAGTCGCTGACGTTGCGCACCGCGCAGATGTTCCGCCACACCCGCTCGACGCTGTAAAAACCTTCGAGGAGGAACTTGTTGGAGACGCCCGAGAGGATGCCGCCGATGTCGATGGTGGAGTACCCGGCCGCGGCGATGTCCTGGGCGAAGGCGTAGCGGAGGACCTCCCGGCTCGCCCGGAAGTTGCGGCCGGTGTAGCCGTTCGCCCAGGCGGCCTCCAGCAGGAGTTCCTGCAGGCCGATGCCGCCGCGGAACCGCTTGGCGGCGAGGTCCAGGGCCTGCTCCTCGCAGTGTTCCTCGGGTTTGGCGAGGCCCGCCGTCAGCATACACGCGGCCTCCAGGACCCCGCCCGTCACGCCGCGCTCCGGCACGTGGGCGGCCGGGGCCTTGGGCCGGCTGGCCCGGAGGACCTCCAGTTCGGTCCGCGTCCCGTCCCACCCCTCGCCGATGGCCTTCGCCTCGATGTCCGGGCGGGCGCCTGCGCAGATCTTGCGAATCGCGGCGATCCGCTGCGTCTCGGCGGCGGCCCGGCTGCGGATGTCGGACACCGGGTCGGGCAAATCGTCCGTCGCGGCCGCGGCCGTCACGGTGGACGGCTCGGGCGGCGGGTCGGTCGCCCCCTCCGGTTCGGTCGGTGCCTCGGGCTTCTTCGGCTGCGGCTCGGCGCCGCCGTCGGCCTGGACCGGGTCGGTCCCCTTCTCCGTCTCCTGCGTCACGTCGGTCTGGGTCTCGTCCATCGCATGTCTCTCCTCACTGGCCGAGGCGGCCACGCTCACCCGCGCGCCGGCGTCGGCACCAAGGTCCACGAAACTGATCTCTCCCAGCGTCGCCCTCCGGACGACGTTCACGGGGCCGGCGAGGTGCCGCCCGTTCACACGGACCCTCTGGCCGGCCTTGACGAACTCCACCTCCTCCACCCGCACCCCGATGGAGGCCTGCCACGGGAACCCGTTCTTCGCCGAGGCCACGACCTCGCGGGCGGCGTCGGTGTGGCGGGACACGACGCCGGTGGCAATCAGGCGGCCGCCGGTCACGCGGATGGCGTCGGTGTGCCCCACGCCGGCCGAGGCGTCGTGGCCGAAGCGAATGGGCCGGTTCTGCGACGGGATGGCAAGACCTGCCAGGTCCACCACCACCGGATACCGCCACCCGGCGATGCGCATCGGGCCGCCCGTGTAGGCGACCATCGTAAAGTGCGGCAGCGCCGCCTGGCCGTCGCCCTCCGCCGCGGCGGCCTCGATCTCCAAAGCGCCCGGCTCGGAGAGCAGTTCCAGGGCCCCCTCGGCTCTGGCCTCGGCCTGCCGCTCGCAGACGGCCCGGCGCTGTTTCGGGTCGGGATACTCGCGGACCATGACCTCCTCGCCCATGCAGCGGTCGAGGAACGCCTCGTGGGCCTCGCCCTTGCGGCGCTCAGGCAGCGGCACGGTCGGTCTCCTTCTTGCCCGCGTCGTCTGTTTTCTTATCGCGGCCCTTCGGCTTCGGCAGCGCCTCGGCGGCCGCGAGGCCGAGTTCCTCCATCAGCCGCTTCTCCTTCGCCCGCTGCCGGAGCTGCTCCTCCCAGTCGAGGCCGAGCTTCGCATACTCCATGGCGAGCGTGGTGGTGTTGCTTGCCAGCCGCCGCTCCTGGGCCATCGCCTCCTTCGCCGGGTCGACGTGCTCGTGCCCGTCCCAGAACCACTGGTGGGCGAACCGGCCGCGCCGGTTCAGCAGCAGCCACCGCAGGTCGAAGACCCGCGCCGCCTCGCGCATCCAGGCCTCCAGCACGCGGTCCAGGACGACCGCCCCGAGGTGGGCCTGCTCCACGCGGATGGACTTGAAGTACGTCTGGTGGTCCAGCCGGCCCGAGGCGTAGTTGTAGCCCGAGGAGTTGCACGCCGCGATGTTGAACGGCATGTTCAGGCACCGGGCGATCTCGTTCAGGATCTGGTTCTTGAACTCGGCGTAGGTCGTGGCCGGTTGCTCGGCGTGGACCTGGCCCATCTTCCAGCCGCCCGGCATCGTCAGGAGCATCCGTTTCTCCAGCTCGATGGCGTCCATCGGTTCGATGGGGTCGGCCTCGCCGCTCGGCGGGGCGTCGGTGTAGAGGACGCCGGCGAACTCGGCGGCGGTCTCGGCCGCCGCGACCACCGCCAGGGTGAACCGCCTGAGTTGGGCAAAGAGCGGCAGGGCCGGCAGGATGTCCGGCAGACCGCGGGACTGGCCCGGCCGGTCCGACCGGAACCAGTGGATCATCGCCTCGGCCGGGACGGTGTCGTAGTCTAGCCCCACGCGGAACCGGTTGCCGCCGGGGTGCTCCTTCAGGACGTGGTACTCGGCGGGGTTCCCGAACGGGTCGAAGACGATGCCGTCGACGCCCTGCGCCTCGTCCGGCAGGAGGTCCGGCGTTGCCACCTGCTCGGCCTCGATGAGGCGGAGGTCGAGTTGGATGGGGGAGTCCAGGCGAGAGTTTGAGACGAGCATGGCGAACGCCTCGCCGTCCTGGGCCCGGGCCATCCGCATCGTGCGGAGTTTTTCGGCCAGGCCCACCTCCCTGGCCCATTCCACGAACGCCCGCTCGATCCGCCGGTTCGCGTCCGCCTCGTCCGAGAGCATCTGGAGCCGCGGCCCGGTGCCGACGACGTCGTTGGCGAGCGTCAGCACGATGCCGCGGGCGTAGGCGTTGTTCGCCACCTCGTAGCGGGACCGGTTCCGCAGGATGCGGCGGACCTCGGCGCTTGCGGCCGCGTCGGCCGAGAGGCCGTCGGCCTTGGCCCAGTGGCGGCGGTTGTCCTCGGTCGTCCGGGCGGAGTCGAACTTGCCCGCCAGTCCGTAGGCGGGTTTGGCCCGGAGGAGGCGGTAGGCGAGCCCGCGCCCCTCGCTCGCGCGGCGGCGCCTGGCGGCGGCCCGGATTCGTTTCAGCCAGTCGAACACGCCTTGTCCTCCGTAGCCCGCCACAGGCGGGTAAACTCTGGCGAAGGGGGTTACGCTCCCGGCGGGACGACCTTCCTCACGCGGAACCCGCGGCCCTGCCGCACGGCCTCCTTGGAGGCGAGGTAACGGTCGGCCTCGACCTGGTCCTTCAGGTCGTGCTGCCGCACCGACACCGAATCGCCCTCGGCCTGCGACGGCCCCTGGGCGTTCTCGCGGATGGTCTCGTCGAGCCCGTCGGCCATGGTAGCGCGGTCCTTTCACCTATGTCTTTTTGCGGAAGGCCCCCGATCTTTGCGTAGAAAATCGGAGGGCCGGAGAATTTCCGCCCGCGGCCGGACTCAGCGGCGGCTGCGCTGGCCGCGTTTGCCCTCTACATCTGCCTGAGGGGCGGATTTGATGCGCGAATTCTGGGGGAAGGAGGTAGGCCGCATCGACTGGCAGCGGGACTTGTGCTTGGATTGACTTGACGCGGCGCCCGGTATGGGCTAATAAATGGTGCCTTTCCGAGGGACAGCGTCAAGTGCTGGGGAGCTTGGCTTGACACCATCGTCGCTAAAGGCTAATATTATTAGCCCTTTCGGACGATGAAGTCAAGTAGGAGGGAAATTCATGGGATTGCGGGAGTTTTTCGCTACGCACCCCGTGTTTACCACGGCGGAGATGGCTGACTACCGGCATAGCAGCGGCTCCCAGAGCCGCTGGACCCGCAAGGCGCTCCTGGCCCATCACCGGGAACAGGGCCGACTCCTCCTGATCCGTCGGGGGCTGTATGCCGTCGTCCCACCCGGCGCAGACCCGGAGACCTATGCAGTCGATCCGTACCAGGTGGCAGCCAAGTTGCGAAACGATGCCGTGCTCGCGTACCACACCGCCTTGGAGCTACGCGGCAAGACGTACTCGGTGTTCAACGAGTTCCTCTTCCTCACCCACAGGCCCCCTCACCAGCCGACGAGTCTGCGTTCGCACCGCTTCCGGGGCGTGCTGTTTCCTAAGGCCCTCCGGGACAAGGGCAAGGAAGAGCACGGCGTCACCCTGGTCGACCGATCCGGTGTCGATATCAGGGTGACCCGCCTCGAACGCACGCTGGTCGACGTCCTCGACCGGCCCGACCTCTGCGGCGGATGGGAGGAGACGTGGCGCTCCCTCGAATCGGTCGAGTACTTCGATCTGGACGAGGTGGTGACGTATGCTCTACTACTCGACAATGCGACGACGGCGGCCAAGGTGGGATACTTTCTCGACCAGCACCGGGAGCGCCTGATGGTCACCGAGACACATCTCAAACCCTTGAAGAGGCGCCTCCCCAAGCAGCCACACTACATGGAGAGAAGCCGAAGAGGCAAAGGCCGCCTTGTGAGCGACTGGAACCTCGTCGTACCGGCGCATGTTGCCGAGCGGTCCTGGGAGGAGGCGATATGAAGATCTCGCGAGAGAGACTCCAGGCTGAAGCCCAAACGACCGGCTTCCGGGCCGAGATCCTCGAGAAGGTTGCCCAGTTGCTGGGCCTCCTTGAGGCATTCGAGAGCCATCCGTTTCTGAAGGAGCGGCTTGCCCTGAAGGGCGGCACGGCGGTGAATCTCTTCCAGTTCGATCTGCCTCGTCTGTCAGTGGACATCGACCTGAACTACATCGGTGCAACCGAACGAGCTGCGATGCTTGAGGAGCGGCCCAAGGTTGAGCGGGCCGTGCGAAATGCCTGCTCGCGCGAGGGCATGAGCGTCACACGACAGCCCGATAGCGATGAGCACGCTGGCGGCAAGTGGAGACTTCGCTACGACAGCGCGATGGGCGAGGGAGGCAACCTGGAAGTCGATCTGAACTTTATGTACCGGGTGCCGCTGTGGCCGGTCCTCCGCAGGGACTCCCGCCAAGTCGGATCGTTTTCCGCAAAGCGGATTCCCGTCGTGGACCTCCACGAGCTCGCAGCGGGGAAGATGGTCGCACTCCTCTCGAGGCAGGCTAGTCGAGACCTCTTCGACGTCCATCGACTCCTGACGCTGGGGATCTTGGACAGTGGCAAACTGAGGCTTGGGTTCGTCCTGTTCGGTGCCATGAACCGCAAGGACTGGCGGACTGTCAGCCAGAACGATGTGGGTGTCGAGGCGCAGGATTTACGGAATCATCTTCTGCCGTTGATGCGTTCCGATGACCTCGAGGGCATCGGCAATCTCGGCGCCTGGACGAGCCGGCTTGTCGACGAATGCCGCGAACACCTCGGCGTCGTGCTGCCCTTCGCCGAGAATGAAAAGGAGTTCCTGAATCATCTTCTCGACCTCGGCGAGATCTCCGCCCCTCTTCTCACCCAGGACAGCGAGATGGCCGACCGCATCAACAGGCATCCGCTGCTTCGGTGGAAGGCCTTGAACGTCCAGAAGTACAAGCGCAAGAGATAAGCGCGAAGGCGAGAGCCTGGCAGGTCCAAGAGCCTGGAATAGCCGCCATGTGCGAACGTCTACCCGTTTTCCGGCAAGTGTCAAGAGAACGGCACAGGGCGGGTCTTTCCGGTTCCGCGATCGGGCTTGTGCCGAGTGTGTGCCGGTCATCAGGAAGCGGAAAGCCTTTCGCACACCTTCTGGCGACCGCTCCCGGGCAGGCTTCCCCTACCGCCTGCCCCGCTGCAGTTCCGACAGCCGCACCCGCTGCCGCCGTGCCTGTTCCCGCACCTCCGTCCCGAACAGGACCGCCCCCTGGATCGACCCCGCCGCGGCGCAGCCGACGAGGCAGTCCAGCCAGTGGTTGTCCGGGCTGCCGGCACGGGGCTTCCACTCGTCCACGGTCCGCCCACGGCCCTCGGTCTTGACGCGGTACTCGGCCGTCAGATGGTCGGCGAGAAGGCGGTGGGCCTTTGCGTCCCGCCCGAAGAGCGACAGGCACCCCGGATCGCCCATCGGCACGGCCAGGCGGGCATGGACGAAGGACTTCCAGTAGTTCGTGTCGACCACCGCGTGTCGCACGGCCCGGCGGCCCCTGACGTTCGGAATCCGCCAGTGGTGGCCGACGCGGTCACCCGCCTTCCGCTTGTACTCGGCGAACGGCACGCTGGAGGCCCCGACGTACCGCCCGTGGCTCGGCAGCAGCACCGCCGAGTGGGCCGACTGCCGGCAGAACTGGTACACGACGTCGGTCGACTGGCCCCAGTTCGCGTCGATGAGACACCGCTCAATTCGCATGGCGGCGCCGTCGTCCCGTCGCCATTCCTGCCCCATCAACTCCTCACAGAGTTTCTCGAGGCCGCTGTAGATCGCCCCCTCCAAGCCCGCCTTCGGGAATGACCGGCCGAGGGTGCGCGTCACGTCCCTGAGCATGAAGTACGCCCGCTTCTGCTCGGGCCATGTACCGTAGTGCAAGACGTAGCCGGTGAAATCGTCCTCCCAGGCCGCGACGAGGTAGAACAGGCACTCCTTCTGCACGTCGATGAACGCCGTGACGTGGTTCGCCCCGACCGGGACCTCGCCGCGGCGCATGCCGTTGGTCTTGGCCGCGATCTGGTCGGCGGTGAGCATATCCGGGTCGCCCTCGTCCTCCGGCA